GGGTTCTTCGTCGCTAAATAAAGTTACATCAACTACTTCATCTAAAGAACCCTCAAACTCCCTATCGAAATCTTTAAAAGTTTCTGTTTTCTCAAACCATAGATTAGCTTTAGCTTCTTGACTCATAGCAATAACATCAGCCTTTACTCTAGGGTCTGTCACGCCTTGAGCCGCTAAAGCTTTGTTAACATCTGCTTCAGGGTCTTTAGCTAATAAATCACTTACATCTTCCAGTACAGCCTCCCGCTCATCCCTCGACATAACAGCGTTTGCTTTCTGAACTAAACCGATTGTAAAGGCTTGTATCGATCCTGTTGCTGCATTCCACGCTCCTTTAGTTACATCGTTCTCCCTGTACTTTAAACCTTCTAATCTAAGAGCACCAACATCCTGAGAGTTTATCAACTCCATCGCTCTTTTATTAGCGTAAGCATCATCCCAACCAGCGTCTTTCAGAAAGTCTACTACTTCACTAATTTGCATCTGTGCTATGTCTTCATTCTTAGACAAGCCTGACATAACAGTAGTAGCAGCTGGCATATATAAATCTACAATATCCCCAGCCTTAATGTCTTCATCTTTCTCAATAGACCGTCTAGCTCCTTCTATTTTATTTCTAAGCTCTACAGCTTTAGAACGAATGTAAGCACCTTCTCTATTTATATTACCTAACTTCCCGCCCTTACCTGTTAAATCTATATCAAGTAAAGCGTCTAACATCTTCTCTGCTTTATCCGGCTGAGGGTTATCAGAAACTAATAAGTTGTTGATATTAGGTACAGCAAACCCATTCCAATATAACTCAATAACACGAGACCTTGGTATACGACCTTCTTCGGCTATCGCATCCATTTGGTTCTTTATGTCTAGCTGTAATTGAGCTACCTCTTTAGGGTCTGTAGCTGTAAGCACACGGTCTCCAAAGTCTTGATTAGCACCCTCAATAACTAAGCTTTCATTATACTCTTGAGTAGCTCTGTCTCTTTGCTTAACAGCATTGTTATAAAAACTATTCTCGATAGATTCAGAGTAATCAGCAAAACCCTGCATAGCGAATTGAGAACCACCTAACTGCTCTGTTATCTTCTGTCTTTCTTCAGCTAGTATATTCTCTATGATGTCTGCATCACTGTCTAGATTCTGAGTTACCTCTTCCATCCTAGAGTTCAATGCATTCATGTATGTAGTCCTAGCTTGTCTCTGACCGATACGTCTGCGGAATGCTCGTTGATAACCAACAAGTTGTGATCTAGGTAACAATCCTTGCTCTACTAACTTCTCTCCGGTTACATCTAATCCTTCAATCGAAGCTTCGAGATCAGCAGTAGCTGCTTCCATCTCACCACGCTCCAATCCTTTTTCGTACTGGAACTTCTGAACTTGTCCGTATGCTTGCAGGGCTGGATTAACTTGACCCAAAGCATCCGCTAAATCCATCAACTTGTTACGACCAGCTCGTTGCATCTGAATGCCGTACTGACCAGCTCGTTGAATGGTAGGCTGAATACCAGGAGCAACATCCCCTAGTCCTTGTACTTGTACTCGTTCTCTAGCCATTATACTTCAGCTTTTGTTGGTGTCTTCATCCTACTAGATATATCAAGTCCTGTACGATAACCACTAAGACCGCTCTGTATACCGCCTAACACAGCACCTAAAGGACTTGGTCTATCTATTGGTTGTGACAATCCGATCATTCGTTGTTGTGTAGCAAACCCTGCTTGTTCAAGTCCGAGTCCTGTACCTAATGCACCCATCTCTTGCTGTCTTAACAAAGCACTACGATACCCAGCTTCCTGTCTCATATAGTCATCCATCAACGCTTGTACAGATGCACCTGCTACACCTGCTTCTCCAGCAGATACTCTAGCTCTAGCAAGTGCTGCTTGTGATTTACGACTAACTTGTTCAAGTTCTCTACCGACAGCTTCCTGCTCCTGTGCTTGACGCATACGAAGAGAGGTTTGTTCTTGTTGGAAACGCTGACGCTCTGCTGCTTGTGCTTGTCGTTGGTAAGCTGCTTGTTGTTTAGCTTGCTGACGCTGACCCGCATACGAGAGTCCTGATGACAAAACTCCTGTCGCTGCTCCGATTGCTGCCAAAGGTAAACACATAACAATTACTTCCTCTCTAATATAAATGACAGATAGTTATCGTACTGACAATCGTTAAACTCAGCACCTAACCACTCCAACCATCTAATGCTCAGTGTGTTAGTACGCATAACAAAGTTAGTTAAGTAATCAAATCCTACCAGTAGTTCCTCCATCCGCTCCTTAGAGTGTTGTAAGAAGAACTTCTTAATCTTTGGTAATCTTCTAGTACCTAATAACCAAGCACTTCCGATATTAGTACCGTTGATATGAGCTACACCAAAAGAACAGTATAAGTTATTCATCTCATCCTTAACACTGTAGCACTTGCTGGATGTAGCGTAAGAGAATATAATAGCGTCTCTAGGGTGGGACATCAATCCGAGTATCTCTAACATGTCTTCCTCCCGCAAGTCTTCGTACAGATCAACGGCATCCGTATCGGGTTGTGCTTCATCTATTCTAAGCTCCATATCGTTTACTTCTCCCAGTTACCATCGATTCAAACTCTGCAGCTAACAACTTAACTGGCAAGGCAGAACTACTCTTCACTTCAATCGTAGCTTCTTCTGGTCTGCACTGTACACCAAATCTAAAGTGTCCACTCTCTGGGGTGAATCTATCAAGAGTAGATATAGAAGATAACACAGCAGGATTGTATACATAGCTGTAAGTATCTCTGAATCGGGAAGTTACTTCTACTGTGAAGTGTCCGGTATCTGCGTACTCTATACTAGCGTTACGAATGGTTTGGTATGTGTAATCAGATGCACTGCGTCCTCCTCTTTCTGTTGGTTGCTTCAGTGCTTGATTAGAGAACCTGTACAACATATCGTATGGTTTACCCACTACGAAGTAGTTCTCATCGTTGTATAGAATACCTTCGTCAGACCAAGTAGGAGCATTAGGTAAGTCTGTAGACACCGCCCACTTAGCACTTACTCCTGGTGTATCAGATGATGAGGAGGTGTGAGTATCTACACATTTATAAATCGTACCACTATGCTTAACATAACTAGCTAGGAATCCTTCGATCTCTACAGATGTACCACTACTAGATGCTACTACATTCCGTTCTGACCCACCTTTAGTGAACACTGTCATATTATCAACAGTAGCTCCGTATCCAGTAGGTAACCCACTGATTGTAGTTCTGTTGGTTTGTTCGTTGTAGCTGACAGTTTTACCTGCACCATCCACTCTGTTATCTAATAACAATGTATAGTCTAATCCAGTATCTGTCAGAGCATTCTCAACAGGCATCTCTACTAACACCTTACCATCAAGTATTAAGTATAATGTACTGTCTATAAAATCAAATCCTGTAACATCGTTATCAAATGTCCACTTTTGCCAAGCACTCTGTATCTTTTCCTTACCACTCCAGAAGTACTTATAGACATATAGTGTCTTAGCATCTGTATTATCTTGTAACAACACCATCGACTCAGAAGCTGATCCAGCCATCTGTTTAATCTTGGATGGTATATACTTAGGTATCTGTGATGTTATCTCTTCCGCTTCAAATACCTCAGTGTTGTTATCAACAAAGTACTCAAACATCCCTTCAAACTGTCCACGATTAAATGGGAAGTAGATATAAGGACCAAGTGCAAGTGGAGCGATACCGTCTGATATATCGTACTCAGTAACAGGAGATATAGCTACAGTCTTAGGTGATAACACATCTGCTCCTCTCAATACGAACTGTGAGTTATCACTGAATAACATCAGCTTCTCTTGGAACGGTAGAGCGTGTTGAAGAACTGCTACCTTCGTATGACTTAGTCCTACATCTATCGGAGCACTGTCTAGCAGCTGCTGTGTAGTAGTACGGAAGAAATTAAAGTATTCATCTGCTTCAGAGAAGATAACATTGCTATCTGTAAGGAATCCTAAACGGTTCTTAAAGAAGAATACATCATTGATGGTATTACCTACAAAAGATGGGAATGGGTTGGTTTCGTCGTTACCTGCATTCCTAGTAGAATATCCTGCGTCTCTTTTCTTATAAGCAATACCTTCAAACCAAGAGTTTGGTACTGTTGAATACTCTGTATCAACCCTCCAATATTCTTTCCAATCCTCTATACCATCTGAGTTTGAATCTACAGTAGAGCCTGGTTGATTATTAGTATTAGATACATGCTCTTTAATTAAATTATATACTGTACCACTATACTCTACATAATTCGTTAGTTCATTAGGTACTTGTAGTATAAACCTATCAATCACACCGCTCGTATTAAACTTAGGAACTAATGTTATAGGGGTAGTGGTGTTATCTATAGTAGTCTCTATACCCGCCAATTCATCAGCAGACCCTATACTTTCTCCCCAACCTACCGTCTCTATCCAGCTACCTTCTCCAAACTCATCTTTATCTTTTGTTTGGAATCTAACATAGTAATCGTCTTGGTCTATATCAGCGTCACCTATTACTTTAACTCTGAAGTTATTGAAACAATGTCTAGGTAAATCGGTGATGCTAGATACTTCTTTGTAAGCTACAGTTAACGCTTCGTTACCTAAACCATCTGTAGTTCTTAAAGTAAAGTCTGTTTCTCCTGTTATCTTTATTACGGAATCAAATCTTTGTACATCATAAGTAACAGCTGTTGTAGTAAATGAATCAATCGTAGGCATTGTATAACCATAAGTTGAAGCATTTCCTACATCTATTGTTTTTATCTCATATCCGACATGCAGTGTGTGTTTAGTTTGTTTGATTATTAATCTGTAAGTACCAGTTGGTTGATTAGAATCGTAACCAGAACCTGCGTGGGTTAATCTCCAAGACTGTACAGAACCGTTGTTAAAAGTTAAAACACCTTTGATTCCAGTGGCTGTTAAAGTGGAAGCGTTTTGATCTGCTGCTACAGCTGTGGAGTATTGATTAAGTTCAAACTCATACCAGTACTCGTAGTTATAAACACCGCCAAAACTTGCTGTCTCTTTATACCAAGTGCCGCTATTTTCAAAACCTAAGTTAGTACCACTAAAACTAATTGTACCTAAACCTGTTTGACTAGATAAATAGTCATCTAAAATTTGTGCTAAGTGATCCGCTATGTATGCAGTATCTGCATGTTCTCCGCTAGAACTACTAGCACTCTGATAAGTATGACCTGTAACAAAACTCGTATTAGGTATATGAGGGAGAGCTGAATGCGTTGATGTTACCAAATTACCATCTAAATATATATCGTAGTTCTTTTCGTAATCACCCAGCTTAACAGTAATAAGAGCTTCGTACTCTAAATCTTTACTTTTTATACCATTAGCTACTTTTACCTCCTTCTTCTTATTAACAAGGAATGTATAGTCAGCTACTGTAAGTGCTCGTAAGTCTGCTAACGGATTGGTTATACCACTGAGGTAACTCTGTGCGATAGATGTAGTAGCTACTGATACGGTTGCTCCGCTAACAAGATCAATAACACCAACTGTAGGAACACTGCTACCAAGAGACACAGTGACACAATACTTGTTTTGTTCATCTCGTTTTACGAAGTGGGTGAATAGATTGGTAGGTGTAGAACCACTGTTAAACTCATTGATCCATCTGGTATTCGGACGCTTTACTAATCCTTCAACAACAGTAGCCCAAGCATTGATTTGTTCGTCACATTGTCCAGGATACCGTAAGTTATCTGGTTGTTGTGATACCCCTTGAGCGAGGTTAGGAACGCTTGTTACGACCAACGGCATCGCTTTATCTATCTAATACTCGTAAGACGCTGTAGCTGTCGAAGATCGTTCTGTCTGCGTTTTCAGAGTCGCTATCGATTGCACGGGCTTTCGCTTCTACTTCATCTCTAAGGGTAAACCCTTCTATCTCACGAGTGCCTATGAATCGATTAGCGAATACTCTGGCAGCCTTAACAGCAACATAATGTCTGATCTGTTCTGGCAAATCTTCAAACTCTAATTCAAATGTAATAGTTCCTTTTACGCTAGAGTCCCACTGTTCTGTGTGGTTCTTTCTGTCGTATAATTTCAGACCTCTTTGTACAGGATCAACATTAGTGTATAACAATGGATCAAGGTCAAATTTCAAAGTGTTAGCCGGAAGTGTTATTCTTTTTGATGTAGCATCCGGAGTCAGTTCATATTCGTGTTCTGTGTTGCAGTGCCAACCTTCTGACTGAATAGCTCTACTTGTTTCTTCTAATGCAGCTTGAGCTTGTATAGCTGATATTGGCAGACTAACGCCTGTAAGTGTATTGATAGGTGCTTCCCCGATAACGGAGATCATAATGTTTACAGCTTCTAGTTTCGTCGTCAGTGCCATGATATGTATATAAAAAATTAATCCCGATGGAGGGAGCGGAACGAATCACAGACCTCCCAACACCGAGAGAAAACAGGTTATGCGATCAATTCGATAGCACACTCTGGACGGAGAACTCCGTGACCCATAGCATACTTCGCAACAAAAAGCGTACCTTGACGCTCGATCTGATACTCAGATTCGGTAGCAAGATCAAGCAGTTTAACGGTTCCTACAGCAGCAGAGTGGGAAACGATACCCAAGCTATTGCGGAAGTCACCGTTGTATCCGACACCGTTAGCACCAAATACATCATTGACGCTTGATCCGTCTCCGGTGGAAACAGCACTCAAGTCAGTCGATGGAATGTGATTGGATTTATAGATGCTGATACCAGCGATCTGTGGAACATTACCAGCAGCAAGACTACCAGCTCCTCCAACATCCTTATTAACAGCAGAAGCTGAAAGGGTGAAGGCGTTGTTAGAATCAGCTCCGGTTACGAGTTTGTAGTATTCCTGTGGACGAAGAACGCAGAAGCGACCGTCGGAAGGAATATCATTCTCGTCAAGCTTTTGAGCAGCTGCAAAGAAAGCAGAAACAAGTTCAGCTCCAGTAACAGACTCAGGAGTACCTGCAACAATGTTGGAAGTACCAAACTCTCCGTCAGCTACATTGTAGCGTCCACCAGTCTTACCTACTTGAGATAAGTTAGCGGAGTCACGGGAAGCAGCGATGAACACTTTAGCAATAGCTGTGTCAAAACGAACTGCAAGAGCTTTACCTAACTCGTTAGCGTATACTGAACGAATGTCGTAGTGATTCTTTACATCGTCGATGTTAGCCAAGAAAGTAGAAGCAACCAACATCTGATCGATGGTGATGATCTTTTCAGTTTTCTTGATGTCGCTGAGGTAGCTGTTTCCAGCGTCAGCAATGTTTTCACCAGGAGTGTGATAGTCAGCAGAAGCGATACCTGTTACAGGGAACTGTGCTGATTTACCAGACTCGATGGTTCTGATTGTGTGTAGTGGTTTAAAGATATTGGACTCTTCAAAGGTTTGCAAAATCTCTCCAGAAAACTTCTTGAGAAACAAAGCATCGTTATCAGAACCGCCTTCAATAAGACCTACACGACTGGGGGATGTATTTCCGTTAGCCATAATATATA